GGCCGCTGTGACCATCGACGTGCTTGCCAATGACACCAACATCGACGGCGACGACCTGACCATCGTGGCGGCCTCTGTGACGGCTGGGAGCGGCACCGTGGCGATCACCGGCAACGTGCCGAACCAGCAGATCGAGTTCACCCCGGCTGACGGGTTCTCTGGTGCGGCCACGGTCAACTACACCATCGAAGACCCCGATCTGAATCAGTCCTCGGCCAACGTCGCCATCACCGTCACTGACGTGGCCCCGGTCGCGGTCGATGATACGGGCACTACGGCGGCTGACACGAACGTCACGGTCGATGTTCTGGCGAACGATACGCACGCGGCCAGCGATGCGCTCACACTGATCTCCGTGACGCTGGACACGCCTTCTCAGGGCACGGCTACGGTCGTAGGCAATCAGGTCAGCTTTACGCCCGCAGCGGGCGTCTCTGGCGCGGTGAGCATGTCTTACGTCGTGCAGGACCTCTCGGGTTCTCAGGACACGGGCGTTCTCGTTGTGACCGTAGGTGCGGCGGCTGGGCCGTGGGCCGACCCCTTCGACGACTGGACCGGATCGCTGGCCTACTCGCGGTGGATCAACGGGGCCACCTCGGGCAACTCGACCCAAAACTCGACAATGTGGTCCAGCCGACCGGGCATCGGCGGGGCGGGGGACGCTGTTCGTTGGTTCACGGACGGCAACGACGCTGGTCGGATTCAGGCGGGAACCAAGACCTACGACGGCTTTGATCCTGAGCCGTTCTCTGGGTCTCTCATCATGCGCTTCCGAATTGCCTTCGACGCAATGCCGACCGGGAAACTCTACATCTACCCCCAGTTCAACTTCATGGATGGGTTCTCGGGATACTTCGACATCACGCCCGACGCCACACCGGCAGGCAGCCGAGGTCTGGGTTTGTCGGCAGGGGTGTCCGACGTGTGGTTCGAGGAACATGCCTCCAACGGCTTCTGGTATTTCAAAGCCCGGATCGACATGGCCGGTGCGACCGATACCAACGGTCAAATCTTTTGGTGGCTGACCGATCAGGATAACACCGGGGACGGGCTTCTGGACGGCGGCGAGGCGTTGGACATGCGGGTCCAAGACCTCACTTTCGAGATCGAATAAACTGGTATATGGTCCTCGTAGACAACCTTGCGAGGACCATCAACCATGACTGACTTCCAGAACTTCCAAGGCGAAGCCCGGCCTCTCGACCGGATCGACGTGCCTAAGCTGGCCCACCGGATCGCGGTCGGCGAGGATCACTTCCAAGCCTTCATAAACGTCGAGGCGGCGGGTCGGGGCTACGGGCGCGACGGGCGACCGATCATCTTGAACGAGCCGCACGTCTTCTACCGCAACCTCTCCGGGGCCAAGCGAGATCAAGCTGTAGCCCGTGGGCTTGCCTACCGACGCTGGGGCGAGAAGCCCTACCCTCGGACACAGGCGGAACGCTACGAGTGGTTGGCGGCGGCCATCGAGATCGACGAGGCGGCAGGACTGAAGTCGTGCTCGTGGGGGGCTTCTCAGGTCCTCGGCGAGAACTTCTCGTTGGTGGGTTACGAGACCGTGCAAGCCATGGTGCTGGCCTTCATGGACGACGAGGAAGAGCACATCGAAGCGATGATGAAATACATCCTCGCCACGGGCATCGCTGACGATCTCAGGGAAGAGCGGTGGGAGATCGTCGCCCGCGTCTACAACGGCCCCGGCTACAAGCGGAACGGCTACCACACGAAGATGGCTCGGGAGTTCCGCAAGCTGAGGGGGATCGACGACATCGACTGGGCACCAGATCGCCCGGACCCCAGCACGATCTCGATCACCGACGCCAAGACCCTGAAGGCCGTGCAGCGTCAGCTTCACGTGTTGGGATACCCCGAGGTGGGGAAGGTCGATGGCATCTACGGCACGAAGCTACGGGCCGGGGTGCTGGCCTACCGAGCCGATAACGGGCTGCCCATCGTTGCGGACATCGACCAGCAATTTCTCGCCCACCTCATGTCTGGTCAGGAGCGAGAGGTCAGCGAAGAGCGAGCGAGCACGACCGTGGCCGAGATCAGGGACGCCGGTAGCCGCCAGATCGACAGTGCGGACAAGACCCAAGTGGGTGGCGGCCTGCTGGGCGCTGGCGGCCTGTTCACGGCGATCTCCGGCTACCTCGGGGTGGACGACGACGGCACCTTCCAAGACGCTTGGGCTACCGTGGAGCCGGTTGTCGATCTTTTAACATCAAACGGCCCTATTTTTGCCGCAGGCTTGGGGGCATATATCATCTACCAAGCGTGGCGGAACAAATCGGCTCGGGTTCAAGACGAGCGGGAGGGGAAGCACGTTGGGCGTAGTTAGTATCGCTCTGCGGTTTTTGAGCACTCAGGCCGGGCAGCTTTTGCTGCTCGGTCTGGCCTTTATCGCGTGGACATCATATCAACGATTCGACGCAACTCAGGATTGCCAAGATGAACAACTCTTGGCCGATCTCGCAGAATCTAATCGGCAGCTTCAGATCGCAAACGACATCGCCGCCGAGGCCCGTGCTCGGGCCGATGAGGTGGAGACGGCCATGACCGAATTGAGGGAACTGGCTGATGGACTTACTGAAGAGATTGCCGAAGGCGACGGGTGCGCTATTGATCCTGACATGGCTGATCGGCTGCGCGCGATTCGCTGAGACTGCTGCCCCTTACGAAGCGCCGCCGCTCGATCCACGGGTCGAAGAAGAATGTCCTGACCCCGGCATCGGGGGAGAGGCGCTGGCCGACCTTACGAACACTCGTGTCGCTCTGGCTGATTGCCGTCGTCGCCACTCTGAGGTAGTTCGTCAATACAATGACGTGAGGCAGCGTCTAGGTCGAGCAGAGGGGCCTTTCTGATGCTATGGGGACAGGGCGATAGTTCTAAGTTGCAGGATGACGAGCGTCGGACGCTCGACCATCTTCGCCGTATGGTTGAAACTGGGCACATCATCGCTCTGTCACACGATCAGGGCGAGGTGCTTTTGCGCGCTCTTGACCGATATTCAGACTGGGAAGGAACCTTCCGAACCTTTAAGCATGTGCGAAACATCTTAGGGTTGGTCGGCTTCTTTGTTGTGGCGTGGTGGGCCAGCGGCGGCGATCCGGTCGCGTTTTTGAAGGGGTTACTGAAATGACAGGTATCGGTCGATTCCTGATGGAGAAGGGAGCCGAGGTAGCAATCGCGGCCTTGGTCGCGTTTGGCCTACTGACGCTGTTGCAGGCACGTCAGGAAGCAGCCCAAGAGCAGATCGTGGCCGAAGAGTGGTTCCGAGTGAACGAGATTTTCGTCCCAGATCACGAGGTCGGGAGCAACCCATTGATGATCTACGACCGTGACATCATCAACGGGCACCGGGGTTTCTGGGTCGTCGAGGCCCAGCGGCAGATCACGCCCGGCCAAGCGTCCTTTGCGAACGAGTGCTCCGGCAGCGGCGTGGGCAACTACGGCGAGGAAGATGTGCTGCCCGAAGAGGGCGTGAAGTGGGAGTGGTTCTTTGGCCGCCCCTGCGTGATCCCGCCCGGCATCTACCGGATCGAGATGACCAAGGACCTGAGCGTGCCCGGATACCCCATCAAAGCGATGCGCCCGGTCTACTCGAACACGTTCCGCGTCTACCCTCCGGGAAGACTCCCGGACCCCGCATCTGACTAAATTGGTCGGAATCTGCTTTCCGTGCTTGCGAAGGTCGTATCGTCCGATACGATGGGCCTACGAATCAAGAAGATAGGAGGCAGGCATGGCCGATCTGGTCCCGAGCGTCACCCATTGGATGATGGACGAACACCCGGATCGCCGCCCCTACAGGCCCCTCTCCCACACGGTTCCCTAAGAGCCGACCGATCCTCCCTGTTGGTCACTAGACCGGCGATCTGGGGGGCACCTGATCTCAGTCGGGTGTCCCCATTTTCTTCAGCTTCACGGCAAGATGGAAGACCTGCTCCGGCGGCAGAGAAGCGCCGGGCACGGTCTTGGCCCGCTCGACCTCGTAGTCCCACAGCAAGCGAAACTCTTCCTCGCAATCGGCCAGCTTGGCGTCGTTGCGAGCCTTCTCCAATGCGGGCCACGTTTGGCACATCGTTGGGTTCATCAAGGCAGCGAGAAGCTGCCGGGGGATCAGACCCTTGTGCATCAAATCAACTCCGCTATGGCCGCAGCCGTTTCGTCATCGACCTCGCCGCCGAACTTTCCGATCTGATCGCCCATGGCGTCCCAGCCCTTCCGATTCGTTCGGGAGAACATCTCCAAGTAAGGGCCAACAGACAGCTTCTCGACGCGCTCGATCACCTCGTCTGGCTTGCGGCTGTGCTCCCGAGCCGGTTCGAGCACGACCTGCCGAACCCCGGCGGAATCACGTTTGGGCTTGCCACGGGTGAACAACAGGCACACCTCGGCCTCCTGCCGTAGCCACTTGCCCATGCCCATCTTCGGCTTTTCGGGATCGCTCTTGCAGGTCTTGACCCAGACGAAGCCAAGGCTCTTGAACGTGAAGCCCCACTTCGCGGCCAACTCGAACGCCTGATCGACGTGGCTGCTGATCGTCCACATATGCAGCACACAGCCGTCAGGGTGGGCCAACTCGGCCACGGGCAGGTCCAGTAACTCTTCGCGCGTCATGCTCTCGTAGGGCTTCTCTGCGCTCCGGTGCGGCACGATCCCTCGGTCGGCCTGTGAGAACGTCTTGTAGGCCCACGGCGGGTCCGCGTAGATCACGCGGTAGTGCTGGCGGATGAGGCCCCTGAGCGGCCCTGTGGCGACCACAGGGGCCTTCCCTTCGACCGGGGCGTGGGGGCAATCCTCGGACGCCTCTATCGAGCGGCAGCGCAGCTTATCGACGAGGCCGCAGAACTGGCAGGATGGTTCGGTCATATCAGGCCCTCTTGTAGCGCCCACCACTCCGGCACTGTGATCGTCACGTCGTCGCCTCGGGACGGGTTCTCAGGCTCCATCTCGGCGAGGCTCAGGGGCACCCACAGGTCCTCGCCGTCCTCGTCCTCGTTGAAGCAGATCGCGCCGTCTGTCTGGGTCTGGTAGACGACTTCGAGGTCTACAATTCGGGTGTTCATATCAGGTCTCTCCAATCGTCTGAGGGCTTCTCTCGGTCCCGGAACACGGTGTCATAGACCCGCTTCAGGCCGGGCATGTCCGGGTGCTTGTGGACCCATTGCCCAGTGTCAGGCTCGAAGTGGACCATGAAGAACACGTCGAGCGTCTGGTTTCCGGTCGCCATGTCGGGGTCGATCTCCCGGCACAGCGAATCATATTCAGCATCGGACATGACCGGATCGTTCTCGATCTCATAGGCGTAGGCCGCCACGGCCACCCTGATCCGACGCCGGGTCTCTCGGCAGTATTTGACCGGACGGCGCTTCACAGCATACCCAGAGCGGCCATATACATCTCAAGGATCGCATCCTCTTCGGCGATGTCGTCGCGGTTCCGCTTCCGCAGGGCGATCACCTTCTTCAGAACCTTCACGTCGTAGCCCCGGCCCTTCGCCTCGGCGAAGACCTCTTTCTCCTGCTCTGCGATGTCGGCCTTCTCGGCGGCCAGATGCTCAGCGCGCTCGATGAAGGCCCGAAGTTCACGGGCAGCTACGCCTTCGGACCCGCCAGAGTAGTCGGGGAGACCGTCGTCGGCCTCCCCGTCATCCTCGGCCAGCATCGCCTCAATGTCTTCGAGGGAATACCGGCTCATGGTCAGATCAGGCCGCCGTCGTCTTCATCGTCGTCCTCGTCCTCCGGGTCTTGGTCGGGGAGCACGGACGGGTTCTTCACGTCCTCGGGGTCGAGGGCGTCGAGGTCTTTCTTCAGGCGCATGAAGTCGTCGCGCTTGATCTTCGACATCTTCTCGGACGCCTTGGGCGGGGCCTCGCCACCGGGAAGCTGCATCACGAACTCGTAGGTGCCGTCGTCATAGTGCCAGAACGAGTTGTTCTTGAACGCCTTCTCGGGGGCCAGCCACTCGACATCGTATGGCGAATCCTCATCGCCCACGGCCTCTTCGTCGCGCTCCCGTGCCGGGGTCTTCTTCGGGGCCGGAGCCGCGTGCTGGTCACGAGTCGAGGTGACGTTCGATTCCAACCATGCCTCGACGCTCTCGAAGTCGAGACCGTGCATCGGATCGGAGACCATGCCGCAGGGGAACATGACGCCTGATTCGCCCAGCAGGCGGCGCTCGCCTTGCAGGGTCACGACGACCGGCGGCTTGTCCTTGCCGTGCTCGTAGACGAAGCCGATCACCGGCTCTTTGGTGAAGCCCTCGGACGCGCTCGGTTCCTTGGACACCACGTAGGTGTGGGGTGCTGCTGGGGTCATCTTAGATAAAGTCCTCTCGGTTGTAGTAGTCGGGGAACGTCGCCTCGGCCATGTCCCGGATGCAGGCCCGGATCGCCTCGGCTCGCTGAAGGTGGTCGGTGCCCACGTCTGTGTGCCACGACTCGACCATCCTGACGATCTGAGCGTTCAGACCGAACAGGTCGTTGGATCGGACATACTCGTCGATCCCGATCATCTCTCGCCGGGGAGCCAGAACGCCAAACTCGTCTGTGGTCTCGACCCGGATCATGCAGATGTGGTGGGCTTTCTGAAGGGCCTCGTAGCCCTTGCCCGGAGAGACCCGGCCATGGCGGGTCAGGTATTTTTGGATAGCGTGGATGCAGCCATCATGGTCGTTCGCCAGAGATAGCTGGAACGGCTGGATACCCTTCTTGTAGTGGTCCCCACCGATCTGTTCTTGGAGTGCTTTGGGCATGGTGTCCTCTCGGTTGGTCAGCGGCCCCGGAACTGGGAAGAGGGGCGAACCGGGGCCGCTGGGGGCGTCCGTGAGTGGTTGCCCGGTATCGGTCTATAGGCTACCTTGGGTTGACTGTCAACCCTGCTTGTCGGGAATGCCACTCATACCCTTGATGGCCGACGTGGAGTCCACCATGGGGGTGTCTTCCATCCACGTGTTGGCCCCGCTCTTGTCGCGGCACAGGTTCGAGGTCGGATTGTAGATCACGGCGTTGTCGGGGAGGTGCCCCCGGCAGACGGTGAAGATGTCGTTCGAGCCGTCCGGTGCGTTGGCGGGGTCATTCATAAACGCCTCGTTGTGCCCGTAGCGCAGCCCCTTGATACCCGCCTTCTCGCAGTGAAAGCACTTCACCTGATCGCGGGGGTTGATGTCGTAGTAGAGTGGGCGTCCATCCCCCCGTGCGGGAGGAAGCGGGGCGGCCTTGCGGTTGCGGGCGGCCATGGCCCGACGTTCGGCGCGGTTCATGTTTTGACCCTCGCACTGGCTCCGTGGATCGTGGCACTGCCCCGGTTGATCTGCACGCGCAGGCTGTTGGAGACGACCTCCGATCCGGCCTTCCGAGCGATGAACTCTTTGATGGCCGTCTTCACGTCATTTGCGTCGAGGGTCACGACGCGCTCTTTGTCTTCGATCTTCATTGCAGTCTCCCGAACAACTCCGGCATGTAGACAGGATCGCTCCCGATGGTCAACGCTGCCTTGGTAATGAATAGCTGCTCTACCCACGGCATGAAGCACTCGTAGGTGTAGCGCCCCCCGGCCACGAAGACCGGATCGCCTTGCTCGGAAAGCATCTCGACGACATCGCCGGGGGAGTGAATCGACTGGGACTGGCGATCCCAGACATAGTGGCGGAAGGGCATGGCCTCGGGCCGGAACCCGTTGTCCAGAAGCATCTGGTAGGTGCGCCCACCGAGGATCACGACACCCCCTGCCACGAGGGCGACGAACTTCTCCCGGAAAGCCATGGCCGACTCCTGTGTCGGGAACATAGGTTGCTCGCCCACGTTCCCGATCAGGCCAGCCCGCCCCACCACGGCGATGAGGTTTAGCTGGGCGATGTTCATACCAAACCCAAAGCCTCGCCGAACGCACGATGCTCTCGCTCGCTCAGGCTCGATCCCTCGGGCACCAGTTCGGTCAACTGGTATCCCTTCACCATCTGGCGAAGCTGCTCCATCTCTTGCCGGGAGAACGTATGGCTGTGGAGCGAGTAGTCCTCCCACGCCTCGAAGGTCAGGGGCACCCAGTCGGCGACGATCTGGCAGATCATCTCGGCGTAAACCCTGATCTCCCGCTGCGCATGGGGATCGGCCCGCAGCTTCAAGAAGTGCAGCAGGTTGTGCAGATCGACCTTCCAATACCACTCGGTCATCACATTCGGCGGCATGACCATGCGAGCCAGTTCACGGGCCAGACCGTGGTGCTTCTCGTAGTCCTCGAAGCTGACTCCCTGCATGTCATAGCCCGCGATCTCTGGGTCGTGGTATTGGCTCCACGGGGTCCCGTTCGGATCGAACCAAGGCTGCCCTGTCAACAGTTCGAGGTAAATCTGATTCGACATCTCGGAGTGTTGCCGGATCGTCTGGATCATGCCGTGGGCGATGTCGGGCGGGAACGCATCGTCCGAGCGGCCTTGGGCGTTGACGACGCTCTGAGCCATCATGTCCGGGGCCTCGGGGATGAAGAACTCGGACAGGATCGAGTAGCGGGCGGAATACTCGTTGACGTTGGCCGTGCGATGGCGAATCCACTGGCGGGCCACGAATATCGGCAGCTTCACGTGCAGCTTGATCTCGCACATCTCGAACGGGGTGGTGTGCCGGTGCCGCAGCAGGTAGCGGATGAGGCCCCGCGTCTTGCTGACCGACCGGGTGCCTTCGCCATAGGACTGCCGGGCAGCCTCGCAGATCGCCTCGTCGTCGCCCATGTAATCGACGACCCGGACATAGCCGTTACCGAGGACGGGGTGTTCGACCCCGATCTGGTCTTCCATTGCCGGGACGGTCGCTCGCTTTGTCTGGAACATTCTTCTTCACTTTCGGTTTGGGTTTCTCGGGGATGGGCTGGGTCCAATAGGTGCCCTTGGGACCGGAACGGTGGCCGCCTTTCATTGCCAATACTTCGCCCGGTATTCGGCCAAGGTCAGACCGTGACGGCTGGCGTCGGAGCACTGGCCGCAATAGACCCCACAGAAGGAACAGACGGTCTTACCGTCCTTCAGGGCGTAGCCTTCCTTCAGCAGCCGCTTCAGATCAGCATCCCGCTCCTGCTTCTCTTTGAGCCGGATCGCCGGGTCCCACTTGGCGGGGATCGAGAAGGCGATCAGGATCAGAGCGATCAGAAAAACGACAGGCCACCAGCTATCAATCATGGCAGAAACCCCGAGGTGTCAGGGTCGGGGAAGACCACCTTGTATCGCGGTTCTCCGTTGCTGCGGTTGCCAGTCAGATGTGATAGCGGGCGGGCGATGGTCGGCCCGTTCAAGCCGTCCCCACGGACTTCGTGATGGAGATAGCCCCATTCGTCAGAAGCCCCCAGCCAACAGAACCCGGTGATCTGATACTTCGACATGCGACCGAGGTGGAGAAGCTGCACCCCGATAAGTGCTGGTATCGGGGCGAGGCCGGTGGAGTCTTGTGTGATGTAAGTCAGGTCAGTCATGTTTGCCTCGCACGTGTTCGATAGCCCCGTCTGCCGACATGGTGCGCCAGTCGGGCCACTCCCGCATTTCATTCTTGCCCTGCTTCCCTTTGATGTGCCGCATGGCCTCTTCGGCGATCTGGTCAGCCGTCCAGTGGGGGTGCGCCGAGGCGATGGAGCGCCATAGCCCGTCCAGCCCCAGAATCGCCACGTCAGTCCATTCCTTGGCTGCTGCGGCGTGTTGTGCCCGGATACCGTCCTGCCGTGTCAGGGGCGGCTCTGAGGGCGTGGGAACGAAGCTGTTGGGGTCGGCCTCGTAGACCTTCTCGACTTCCTTCAGTTCCTTCCGCACGTGGTCGATCACCCCCTTGGTCCGGGGGCCGGGTCCGAAGGTCGCTTTCGAGAAAACGACCTGCCGGGCGAGGTGTGCAATCATGTCGATCATGGGGGTCTCCTACAGGATGATGATGGCGGGCGAGTTGAAGGTCCGGGTGCGCTGCCGCACCAGAGCCAACAACGCGCCGTGGCCTCCGATGTCGGCGTAGATGTCCACCTCGGGATGGATGATGACCATCGGCGCAGCCCAGCCGGAGAGTGTCTGGATCGACGGGGCGAAGGCCGCTTGGATGCGGTGCTCTTGGTGTTCCATCAACTGTTTCAGCTTCAGGGCGGCCTCGGGCCGGGGGACGATCACCATCGCGCCGGGATCGGCAAAGGTGGAGAAGAAGGCGGCCTTAGCCGCGAAGTCAGATAGCTTAGTCATGTCCATAGCGTTGTGCCTCTCTGCGGTCGCGGGCTTGGTCGATCAGTCGCTCGTATTCGACCCGCTCCATGGGGGTGTGGTAGATCAACGCGCCATACTGCGAGACTCGCACGAGGCACATATCGGTGAACGGGTTGTAGGACTGAAGTGCATACCCCAGTCCCGTGGTCACGTCATAATCGAAGCGGCGGCCCCAGATCAGGAACGTGAATTGCTTGGCGAACGGGATCATTCTGGCATGTCCCACGCGCTATCGGCCTCTTCGGCGATCTCGGCCAGTTCGGACTGGTAGGTGTCGTGAGCCTCTTCCTGCTCGGTCTTGCGATCCTCGAAGTCCTGCTCTTTCTCGGCAAGGAACTCGCCCACGTCCTCGGGGTCCATGGTGCTGGTTTCCTCGGCATAGTCGCTGGGATCGAAAACCTCGTCGGACACGTCTTCCGGCTCTTCCAGAGATTCCAACCGCTCGGCCAGTTCTTCCAGCGTCGAGGCGACCTCTTCGCAGCCCTCGGCGCGCTGTTCGAGTAGCTGGCCGGTGTCGCCCTGTTGAAGCCCCTCCGGCATGTTGTCGAAGCTATCCTGAGCCTCTTGTCCAATCTCCCGGATCGCCTCGGCAGCTTCCCGCATGGCCTCGGCACCCTTGTCCGAATCGTTCCACGCTTCCTCGGCAGAGAACCACCCGGACTTGAACGGGCTGGTGGTCAACTGGCTCTGGCGAAAGGGCGTCTTGGACCGGAGCGTCTGGCTCGACCGGGGGCCGGTCTTGATCTTGGTGTAGTAATACATCTCGCCCTTAACGATCCCCGCGTTGGGGTAGTCTTTCCGGGCCTTCACGTGCTTAACCCTTGGCATGGGGCACCTCTCCAATCTGTTGTTCTGCCCAGACACGGGCGGCTGCGACGACGCGCGACAGGCGGATGACGGCCTCGTTGGGGTCGATCCGGGCCAGCTTAATCAGCAGGTCGGCGGCCACCACGTCGTCTTCGATCACGGGCGGGTGTTTCATCTCAGGTTGGGGCATGACTGGTCTCTTCCTCTGCCATTTTCCGGCCTGCCCATCTCAGGAAAGCCTCGGTCTTGACGCGCGGGTATTTGCGTCCAAACTTTACCGCTGGTCCGTCGTATTGCACCTCGCCAATCCCGATCCATAGGATGGTCCGGTCGTTCCACATGGGGCAGAATATCGTCCCTGTGCGGACGGGGCTTTTGGCCCGATAGGTTGCGCCCACGACAAGATCGTCTTCTGTCAAATCAGGCATCAATCTTCCTCGTCTTCATCGTCGCGCAGCAGCGCCTCTACGTCGTCCCAACGGGTGCGGACACGCTTCAGCAACTCACGCTGCTCACGCTCTCGTTCCTTGGCCTCGTTCCACGGGTCAGGGTCGATCAGCGGCTCGATGGCCTCTTGGATCAGCCTGACGATCACGGACGGTTCGAGGGCGTCCAACTCCCAGCTTTGGTAGCCGTAGTTGTTGATGTAGTCACCGGCCCGCGAGTCCGACATCTTGGCCGGGTTGGGGGAGGGCTGTGCTCTTCGATCTGTGGCATGTTGAGCGCGATCCGTTGAACCTCGACCGGGGCGCGGTTGAACAGGCCCAGCCGGTCGCGGTTGTCTCGCGTCATATCCATGCCGCTCGGGTCGTGGTCGCCGAGGTGGATCACGAGAGGCGACTTTCCGTTGCTCTCGGCGTCGTCCATGCGCTTCCCGGCACGCCATGCCTCAGACGCGGACAGGTAGCCCTTGCAGGCCATCCAGCGGACACGGAAGGGGCGGCACGCGCGCTCGATCACAGCGCCCAGAGCGTCCTTCTCTACCCAGACCTCGACATAGCGATCCTGATCGGCCCAGAGGTCCGCAGCGTAGCCGTAAGGCAGGTCGCGCAGTATCTCGTCGATGTCCTCTTCGACCAGCCAGCCTTGGCTGCCTCGATTGCGATCCTCAATGCCGTCCCACGGCAGCAGACCGGACATCCGACCCTTGGTCACGATGTCGCCCAGCCGCTTGTAGCTGCGCTCTGTGTTGGGGATCAGGTCCTTCGACACGAACTGGTAGTAAAGCTGCCGGAGCGTGAGCGTGTAGCCCTGTGCAGAGTATTGGCGGATGATGGCATCGGCCTGCTCGATGACCTCTCCCGAGGACTCGCTGAAATTGGTGATCTCGAACGCTTCGTAGATCATGTTGCGGCCCTCTTCAGTTTCTTGCCGATGCTGGCCCGCTTCCACGAGGGCATCGCCATGTAGTCGGCCTGCATCGCAGTCGGCCACAACTCGAACGGCACGTTCATGGCCGGAGTCTCTGTCTTGGTGCCGTCGCCTTTGGTCAGGATCACGACGCCCTTGTGAGGATCAGCCGTGGTCGCCCGGCCACCCAGCTTCACGGAGCCGTGCTCGAAAGCATCGGGCCAAGTCGCCTGAATCAGTAGGCTCTTGTCGAGATCGGCACGGAGGCGCTGCTGCTGGGCGAACTTGTCGTCAACGCCGCGCAGGAGGGTCGGAATGTTGGTCATTTGCAGCCCTTCTTCGAGATTCT